GCTCTGATCACAGGTGGCACTGGTATCACTGCTACATATGATGATGCAGGTAATATCCTGACTCTGAGTGCAACTCAGGGTGACATCAATACTGACAACATCACAGAAGGATCTACTGCCCTATTCACCACTGCTGCACGCACAAGGTCGCACTTCACGTATGGCACTGGCATTACACATAGTAGTGGCACCCTATCTGTTACCCAATCTGATATCAATACTGATAATGTCACAGAAGGATCCACAAACATCTTCTTTACTCAGTCTCGCGCTAGGGGTTCATTTAGTGCTGGTGGCGATCTCGCTTATAACGCTAGCACTGGTGCGTTTAGTGTAACCACCTTTACGACTGCTGATGCTCGTGGTGCTGTAAGTGCTGCTGGCGATCTGTCTTATACCTCTGGCACTGGCGTCTTCTCTTATACCACACCTGACACGGATGGTATTGTTGAGGGAAGCACCAACCTTTATCACACTGCTGGTCGTGTTGATACTCGTATCGCACTCCAAGTTGGTGCAAACCTTGACCTGACTAATCAGGACACTGCTGATCTGGCAGAGGGCACTAACCTCTACTACACCAACTCTCGTGTTGATACTCGCATTGCACTCCAAGTTGGTGCAAACCTTGATATTAGCAACCAGTCTACAAGTGATCTGTCTGAGGGCACAAATCTTTATTACACAGACGCTCGTGCCGATACTCGTGCCTCAGCAGCCATCACCGCTTTGGGTCTTGGCACTGCTGCTACCACTGCTGCAACTGCATATGCTACTGCTGCACAAGGCACACTTGCTGCTTCTGCTACACAACCAGGAGATCTGGGTGCTGTTGCTACCAGCAATGATTACGATGATCTTACTAATCTGCCCACACTCTTCTCTGGTGCCTATGGAGACCTAACTGGCAAACCCACTCTGGGCACTGCCGCTGCAACTGCTTCTACTGATTATGCAACTGCTGCACAAGGTACACTTGCCGCTTCTGCAACACAACCAGGAGATCTAGGTACTGCTGCTACTACTGCGGCAACTGATTATGCTACTGCTGCACAGGGCACCCTAGCAGCATCTGCACTTCAAGCAGAGACAATTACATTAGCAACTCTCAAAACAGAAGTTGCAGCAGCAACTGACTTTGCTGACTTCCAGACCCGTATCGCCGCTCTTTGATAACAAATGGCAATTCCAACAACTAAGGCAGAATTAAAAGAATACTGCCTCCGTAGACTGGGTAAACCAGTCTTGGAGGTAAATGTATCTGATGATCAGGTCGATGACGCTATCGATTATTCAATCCAAAAATTTCAGACCTATCATTATGAAGGTGCTGAGAGAGTTTATTTGAAGCATCTATTCACTTCTGCTGAAATTGCTGCGGGTCGTACTAATACAGAGACTACTGGTGCAGATGGCACTACTACTTGGTCTGAACAGAATACATATCTAACAGTCCCAGAACATATCCTTGCTATTGAAGGAATGTTTGCCTTTACTGACAAAGGTACTCGCAGTATGTTTGATATTCGTTATCAAATGAGACTGAATGATTTGTATGACTTTACGTCTACACAGTTCTATCATTACTACATGATCCAGCAACACTTGTCTAGTATTGACTTTATGCTAGAAGGTATGAAACCAATTAGATATAATAATGTTCAAGACAGAGTATACATCGATTTTGACTGGACTGAGGATGCACTTTCAGATCAGTATGTGATTCTTAAATGTTGGCGTGCTCTTGATCCAACCACTTGGACAGAAATTTATAATCAAATGTGGTTGAAAGACTATGCTACTGCCAAAATTAAAAAGCAGTGGGGTAGTAATCTTACTAAGTTCACGAATGTCCAAATGCCAGGTGGGGTCACTCTGAACGGTGAGATGATTTATAACGATGCTGTTGAGGAATTAAAGATCCTTGACGAACAACTTCGTACCACTTGGGAAACACCTCCCCTAGACATGATAGGATGATATGGCACTTAATAGTTTCTTCACCCAAGGTACAACAGGAGAACAGGATCTTGTACAAGATCTTGTAGACGAACAGATTAAAATGTTTGGTAAGAATGTATACTACATTCCAAGAACACTGGTTAAAGAAGATAGTGTCTTCGGAGAAGATACGTTATCCAAGTATGAAGGTGCATTTGAAGTTGAAGTATATCTGGAAGATGCTGGTGGTTTTCGTGGTGATGGCGACATCTTCGCAAAGTTTGGTGTCAGAATTCAAGATCAGGTTACCTTCATTATTTCCAAACGACGCTTCACAGCAGCAGTAGATGATAATGCTACTTTAATTGTAGAAGGTCGTCCTAATGAAGGAGACTTAATACATTTCTCTATGGTCAATAAGACATTTCAGATTCAATATGTAGAACATGAGCAACCATTCTTTCAGTTAGGTAAGATTTACACTTGGGGTCTTCGTTGCGAACTGTTCGAGTACAGTGATGAAGATATCAATACTGGTGTTACAGAGGTTGATGCTCTTGAAACCAACTTCGCAAATGCTGTTGGTGTTGTAATGGCCGAAGGTGGTACTGGTACATTTGTAGTTGGTGAGACTGTTACTGGTGGTACAACTAACACTACATCCGAGGTTAAGTCTTGGGATGAATCTACTAGAACTCTTATTCTTATCAATAGAAGTGGAAGGTTCTCCTCGGGTGAGACTATGACAGGTGATACTAGTTCGGCCGTCTGGACAACCTTCACTTATAATACTATAAATAATGTGAACTCGGAATATGACCAAAACTTCGCCATCGAATTTGATGCAGATGCAATCATAGATTTCACCCAGACGAATCCGTTCGGTGAATATGGCGATAAAGGGAGCACAATCTAATGTTAGGAACCTATTCATACCACGGTATAATTAAAAAAACTGTGGTTGCCTTTGGTACGCTGTTTAACAACATCGAAATTAGGCGCGTATCAGCATCAAAAACAGAAGTAATGAAAGTACCCTTGGCATATGGTCCAAAGGATAAGTTCTTATCAAGGTTGCGTCAACTTGGAGACCTAACCACAAAAGATCAAGCGCAGATTACATTACCTAGAATTGCATTTGAGATCCAAGCAATTACTTTTGATCCAACACGAAAGTTATCTCCAACACAGTATATCAGAAATACTACTGCATCGGGAACTAACAATAGGGGATTCATGCCAATCCCATATAACATTAATTTTGAACTAGCAATCCTGAGTAAAAATCAGGATGACGCTCTTCAAATTATCGAACAGATTTTACCATTTTTCCAACCAAGTTTTAACCTCACAATGAACTTGGTTCCCGAATTGGGAGAGAAGAGAGACTACCCAGTTACATTAGCAAGTATTGATTACGATGATCAATATGAAGGAGATTACGATACACGTCGGACACTAATTTATACGTTGCAGTTTGTTGCTAAGACATTCTTGTATGGTCCTGTACAAGACAAGACTGGCGAAGTTATTACCAAAGCAATTGTCGATTATGCTACCGATGCTGTCAAGACAGCACCAAGAGAAGTCCGTTATCAAGTTACTCCTGCATCTACAATCGATCGAGATTCGGATGCAACAACTACGCTGTCCTCGGCGTGTGATGATAATGATGGAATCATTAACGTAGCAGACGCTTCCACTCTCGCTGTTAATACTAATATTCAGATTGATAGTGAAGTGATGCGTATTGCAAAAATTGATGGTACTCAGGTATTCGTTACTCGTGCTTGGTTGCAATCCAGTAACGCAGCACACACTAATGGAGCGAGTATTCATAGGATTACTGAGGCAGACCACGCCTTAGTTGATTCTGATGACAACTTCGGATTTAATGAACTATTCGGTGAATTTACAGATGGACTCTCACGAAACCCAACCACAGGCGCAGACGAGTAAGTATGACGGCATTGAGGATGCTCTCGATGTCAAAACTGAAATCGTTCAAGATGTTGTACAACCAACACCAATTGCTGAGATAGAAGTAACTACTTCAACCAAAGAGCAATTGAAGAAAGACTATGAGTATACTCGTGGAAATCTTTACTCTCTGATCGAGAAAGGTCAAGAGGCAGTTGACGGAATCCTTGAATTGGCACAAGAGTCAGATCAACCAAGAGCATTTGAAGTTGCTGGACAGTTGATTAAACATGTGGGTGATGTTGCTGACAAACTAATTGATCTACAAAAGAAGGTCAATGACATTGAAGCACCAACTAAAACAAAAGAAGTTACAACAACAAACAATACCATGTTTGTAGGTAGCACAGCAGACCTTGCTAAGTTTCTAAA